AAGAAGCTAACTTTATAAAAGAAACTTTCGTAAAAGATTATCAACTTAGAGATATGGCATTGATGCCAAGCAAGAATGCTGCGGTAGATACGGATATGGCTCCGGGGGAGGTGAAGTTCGAAAGTGTCGATCAGATTGTAACAGATCAACTAACCAATATCGACAGTGAATTTTATGATCCAAAACTGTTACTGAAGATATATCAAAATCTATGATTTATTGCATTTGGTATCCGAGCGGTGGGTTTGGACATTTTGTAAATGTGGTGCTAACACTGCATGGTAAAAATTTTCATCAAACAACAGATACCGATGCACATCCAGCTAAAAATGGAAATTTTCATAATTTTAAATTAGCAGTACCAAAATATTTTCATGATCCAGAAACATATCAATTCGAGTTTGATCAATCTAAAAATTATTCAGTATTGATTGATAACGGTATTAACAATGAGACAGAAAGTTTTAGAAACACATTTCCAGATAGTCAAACTATTAAAATATGTTATTCAGATTTTTCTTGGCCTGTTGTGGCAAAAACTATGATAATTAAAGCACAACAATTAGATTTTGAGAAAGAGATACAGCCTGATGATATTAACTGGAAAAGTAATGAAGACTGGGCTATTAGAGAAAAATATTTCTTATATCTTAAAGATCATTATCTAAGAAATCAATGGAAACCAAACAATGACAGCAATCTTATGATTGAAGATATTCTTGATTATCGGCTATTCTGGCAGCGGTTAACACAATTTGGCATAGAAGTAGATAACTTTTCTCTACTATGGGATAGTTGGGCAATAAGCAATACGGAATACACACAGCCCGTAATTACTGCACAAAATATTATTAAATCCGTAAAACAAGATATTCCTATGGATATTAGTGGATTATCGTTATGGACACAAGCGGTAGTTAATTATTATATTTGGCTTACTTATAATTATGAAATTCCGGCCAATGATTTTTCTGCATGGTTTGAGAATACACAACAAATTAAAAATTTATTAAAGGATAACTGTGAATCCCAATATATTAGTTAGAGATGACAAGTTTTTATCTCCTAGTGAGATAGATGTATATCAAAAATTATTGCCCGGACGCTGGACTATGGGACCATCTGTAACAGATATAAAATATTTTTCGAAAGATTTATATCGACATTATAATTGGGATGGTGATTGGGCGGCTGCTAGATGGTTAGATTCATCGGAACCGGATTGGGAAATATTATATGCTAAAATAGCCAAGTTGTTGCCCAATCATTATGTACATTGGATAGATTTAAAAATTACCCCGCCGCTGTGTACCGGAACTCCCACGCATCGCGACAAAGACCCGTGGACCATCGGCGGTGATACCGGTAAGTTTTCACGTGCCATTTCAATTCTTTGTAATTTAAATCATACCTGGGAACCTTGCTGGGGAGGAGATTTTGTGTTATACTCTAATTACAATACTGTATATACAAAAATACCGATTGTTCCTGGACAATTGTTAATTATGGAGAACTGTAAACATAGTATATCGCCTATTACTCAGCCTGATAGGTGTCGAATTAGTTTTATATTACATGTGCTAGAATATAAATGATACAAATACGCAATCTTACTGTAAAAAACTTTATGAGTGTAGGCAATGCCACACAAGCCATTGACTTTGATCGATCAGATCTTACGTTAGTATTGGGCGAAAATCTAGACCTTGGCGGTGATGGATCTAGGAACGGTACAGGAAAAACTACAATTATCAATGCATTAAGTTATTCTCTATATGGACAAGCACTTAGTAATATTCGTAAAGATAATCTTGTAAATAAAACCAATGCGAAAAATATGTTGGTTAGCTTAGATTTTTCGGTAAGTGGACAAGAGTATCGTATTGAGCGTGGTCGTAAACCAAATATCTTAAAGTTTTATGTTAATAATCACGAGCAAGAGGCTGCGGACGATAGTCAAGGCGATAGTCGAGAGACGCAGGATACTATAGAAGCTACACTTGGTATGAGCCATGATATGTTTAAACATATCTTAGCATTAAACACATACACAGAGCCGTTCCTTAGTCTTAAATCGCAAGATCAACGTACCATCATCGAACAACTGTTAGGCATAACGGTGCTTAGTGAACGTGCAGAACGTGTTAAAGAACTTAACAAGACTACCAAGGATGCAATTACACAGGAAGAATTCCGAATACGAGCTGTTATAGAAGCCAATAAACGTATTGAAGAACAGATTGAAAGTCTCCGCAAACGGCAAAAGTTATGGACCGCCACACGCGATGCCGATGTTGTGCGGTTGCAGCAAGCAGTGACAGATCTCGAACATATCGAAATTGATGATGAGATACAGGCGCACAGAGATCTTGAGGCGTATAATTTAAAACAAAAATCTATCGCCGATATTACTAAGTCTTTACAGGTTGCAACGGCGGCGATTAATAAACAAGCGAAACTGATTGATAGGCTACAGAAGGATATAGAGGCTCTTGACAAGCACACTTGCTATGCGTGTGGACATGAATTACACGATGACAAACAGGATGAAATTCGGTGGGAGAAGCAAACAGCATTAGAAGAAGCATTAACTTCAGAAGTGGTTGATGGTGTGATTAGAGACGATTTAGAAAAAACTCTAACTGCCTTGGGATCTTTAGGTACAGCACCAAAGGTATTTTATGATACTCTTGAGCTGGCTCTTAATCATCGTAACAGTGTCGATACACTACGTAAAGATTTGGATAGACGTGCCACTGACATTGATCCATATGGTGATCAGATTGTTGAGATGCAAGGTCATGCTTTGCAATCAGTCACATATGATGTTGTGAACGAACTAACCCGGCTGCAAGAACATCAAGAATTCTTGCTCAAGTTGCTGACCAGCAAGGACAGTTTTATCCGGAAGAAAATTATCGAACAGAATCTCAGCTATCTAAATGCCAGGCTCACACATTATCTTGAGCGTATTGGCTTGCCACATACTGTGGTGTTTCAAAACGATCTTACTGTGCAAATTGAAGAGTTAGGTCGTGAACTGGATTTTGACAATTTGTCAAGGGGAGAACGTAATCGTCTTATCCTCAGTCTAAGCTGGGCATTCCGTGATGTTTGGGAAAGTTTATATCAACCCATCAATGTCTTGTTTGTGGATGAGATGATTGATTCTGGATTAGATACACAAGGTGTAGAAAATGCGTTGGCCTTGCTAAAGAAGATGAGCAGAGAAAGACGCAAGAGTATATGGCTGGTAAGTCATAGAGATGAGCTTGCTGGGCGTGTTGAGAACATATTACGTGTGGTTAAATCTGGTGGCTTTACAGAATATAGCACAGATGTAGAAATTGTGTAAGCCATGATAATAATTACATATTTGCAAATGATAGCTAAGTATCAGTATGGAGTTAGGACATTGGAATTTTCCGCATGAATTTGACATTGCAGATTGGTTTGGATTTATCTACAGGATTACCGAACTCAACACTGGACGGCAATACATCGGGAAAAAACAATTTTTCTCAAACAGAACAAAAAAAGTTGTTGGAAAAAAGAATAGAAAGCATTACAAAAAAGAGTCTGATTGGAAAAAATACACCGGATCCAGCGTTGAGCTTAATAAATCCATTGAGCAGTATGGCATGGATAACTATCAATTTGATATTGAATCGTTGCATGCCAGTAAGGGCACATTACATTACCGTGAAGTCGAAGTACAGATTATGGAGAATGTAATGCGAGAAAGACTTGCTTCTGGCGTAAGAATGTATTATAATGGACATGTAAGTGCTGTTAAGTTTGCACCCACACCAGAAACACTTGAAGAATCAAAAATGAAACGTATTGCATAAATGCAAAAAAATGGATTTAAATTAATTATATTTGTTGGTGATGTTGACGTGTCGGTTGCCATCAAAGCTAAGTCGTATTACGATGATGCATATTTAATTACAAGTGATAATTTAAAAATTCTGTTAAATTTATCATTTACATCCAATAATGTTATCTATACTAGCCTTGGAGATTTATCTAATTTAGATGTATTTGAAAATCTGTTACTGCAAGCCGATGAAATAATATATGAGCCACCGGTTGTTTGGTCTGATGGTAAATCTATAAACACATTAGATCCCGAGGACTGCATCAAGGGTAAAACCGAAGGAATCTTAATAAAATTATCTGATTCAATTTTAATTAAAAATATCGAATATGCATATCTAATACCAACTGTAGTTCCATTAGTAGCAACTCGATTAACACATAATTCTCAATTATGGATTGCAGGCTGTAGCATTTCTCATGGCATAGGGGTTTCAGAATCTGAACGATTTGGTGCGCTTGTTGCAGTAGAACTAGATCAAGAAGTTAGTTTTTTAACCCGTGTAGGATCAAGTATTAATTGGGCAGCTGATCAAATTATTCGATCAGATTTACAAGAAAATGATACTGTTATATGGGGGATAACTTGTAATGAACGGATAATGTATATCCATGAAGATACATTAATGCCCGGTGTTTCTCCCACAGCTTATAAACTTCATAAAAACTTAGAAAAAATTGTGCCGATAAGTACATTATTAACGCAGAATACTTTTTACACTAACATCTATGCAATTGAACGTGTTATTAATTTTTGTCGTAAACTTAACGTTAATCTTTTAATGATAGGCATAATACCAAGCGCAATTTCTGTACGCTATTTAAAATCAAAAAAAGAGTATCACCACTATCCATATAAATTATCAAATACCAAAGAATGGGCAATGGGAAATAATTCATATATATATTTCGAAGATCTTGGTTCTGATAATTGGCATCCTGGCACCGTCCAACACCAAAGTTACAAAAATTTCATTCTTAAACACCTAAAATATAGCAGTACATAGGCATAACACAATAACAGACTCTGTGGCAAGCGATATGGTTTGCCCCCATTGAGGAACGGTGAGAGACCCGGTCCGGAAAATCTTGGGCGTCATAGGTAATAGCTAACTTAGGCTAAAAGAATCGAGGCTCTGCGAAAAAGATGCAACCTTGGCTGAAGTAGATCCGCTAATCCGATCTATGGAGGTTCCGTTGATGAGAACGAATGCTGGAGTAAGGGGTACAGGTCAACTGCCTCTGCATTGTGAAAACAATAATCTCCTTAGATTAGTGACTGTGCGAACTCGGATGATGCGCCAGATCATAATTTGCCCCGTCTGGGTGAATTATGACTGATAAATCTGGATGATACTGAAACATAAAAACAATTGTGTTTATTTAAAAACATTGATGAGCAAAGCGATATCAATAATGAGCAGAGCGAAATTAATAAGATAGATAATGTTCTTAAAGATTGGTATCTGGAAAATCCCTGAATAATGCATGTTGTATAGTTGCACAATCAACGAATTGATTAAAGCTTTTATGTTTAACTTCTAATTCGCCCTCCAATGGAGCAACACGTTTAAATGCCTCATCGAGTTGTGCCATGCCTGTGAATTCCATCAGGATCATAAATTCTGGCATGTCTGCAATACTACGGAATCCCATTTTACAACGTGTGATTCTGAAACTTTCCATCTTGCCTTCGGATATCAAATGCTCAAAAAAACTTTTCATCCCATTTACCCAATCAAGGTCTGATATATCACCTTGTTTATTTGCCCAAATTGTGTATAGATCCATTATAGTGGTCCTAGTAATTCAAAGCCGTCAATGCTTTGTTTGTAAAGATGAGCCTGGTCAAGATATAGATATTTAAAACCACGCTCACGATATATTGCACACTCAGTTTGTAAACTGGTAATGCCCAAACGTAATTTGGGCTTTTGATAATTCCATGCAAATTGCGCACATAATGCATTTGACTTGTCGTAACGCTTGATAAGACTAAATGCAACCAATACACCATTATCACGATAGCCAATCACATCTGTATCCGCATCACGATATTGACTGTCAAATAGCGGCATCACACTACCAAAATGTTTGTAGATACAATAGGTACGATAGATATCGTTTAGCTGTGCGATATCTGGATCAGTGATATAATACCAATCGCATAAGGGTTGATATGCGGTTTTAGCCAGCGCAATTCGTGCGTATTGATATGTCATCGTGGATCTATACGATGATGAAATAGCACC